TTGAGGTCCAGTGAGGCCTGTGACTCCGTCTCTACCTTGAGGCCCAGTCAACCCAGTCACACCATCTCTACCTTGAGGACCAGTGAGGCCTGTGACTCCGTCTCTACCTTGTGGTCCAGTCAACCCAGTCACACCGTCTCTACCTTGAGGACCAGTGAGGCCTGTGACTCCGTCTCTACCTTGTGGTCCAGTCAACCCAGTCACACCGTCTCTACCTTGAGGACCTGTGAGGCCTGTGACTCCGTCTCTACCTTGAGGTCCAGTGAGGCCTGTGACACCATCTCTGCCTTGAGGACCAGTGAGGCCAGTCGCGCCATCTTGTCCTTGTGGACCAATGTCTCCCTGAGGGCCTGTATCACCCATCATTGCGGCTGCGCCATCCATGCCTTGTGGTCCTTGAGGTCCAGTCAATCCAGTTATACCATCTCTTCCTTGCGGTCCGGTGAGGCCTGTTTCACCCTGAGGCCCCTGAGCGCCAACATCACCCTGAGGCCCCTGTGGTCCGACATCACCCTGAGGCCCCTGTGGGCCAACATCACCCTGAGGTCCCTGTGGTCCAACATCACCCTGAGGTCCCTGTGGGCCAACATCACCTTGAGGCCCCTGTGGGCCGACGTCACCTTGAGGCCCCTGTGGGCCAACATCACCCTGAGGTCCCTGTGGGCCAACATCACCTTGAGGCCCCTGAGGGCCAACATCACCCTGAGGGCCAACATCACCCTGAGGGCCAACATCACCCTGAGGTCCAGTGTCTCCCATCATTGCGGCTGCACCATTCATACCTTGAGGTCCTTGAGGTCCTGTGACGCCAGTACCCAAGCCTCCAGTAATACCACAAAAATCTTCATCTATTTGATAAAAAACTTTTTGAGCGAGTTTATGGACGATTGCTTCAGGTACGCCCATAACTTCGCGTCCTATTTGAAAAAAATTGCAATTTGGTGTATATCTAAACAAAAATCCTGTTCCAAAACTTGGGAATGAATGATCAAATTGTCCTTGATCTGCCCATGGAAATTCTTCTAAAATTAATCCTGCCATGCCAAAACCTACATATTTATATCTATATGCATCAACATCAATAAAAATATCTCCAGCTTGTGCATCCATCACCGAATAAATACCAAAATTGTCATAATCTGTAAAAGAATTTATTTCCCATTGTCTATTAGGAAAAACTCCAGTTGGAGTAAACGAAACCAAACCTTGAACATTTAATTGGACATTAAATATTAGATTTGTATTTTCGGACATCTTTATATATTTGAAATTATTTTATATATGTTTTTCATTAAAAAATTAATGAAATTTATAATACCTTGATTTTTAGAGTAAACGACAAATCATTAAAACGACAAATTCATAAAAATTATAGAGTTGCTTCCTGTTGCGGAAAACTGACAATCTATAATGTATCTATTTGGTGATGTCAAAACTCTTTGACTAAATGCTAATCCTGTGTCAGGAATTCTATAAAAACTTTGTGCTTGATTCGTTAAATTAATAATACTATTCGATGTACCAGCTTTACCACTAGTAATATTAGGAGATACAAGATTACTTCCTCCTGAATTTCCGATAAACGAGGAGTCATTCCATATTACTATAATTCTCCAAGCAGCTTGTGTTTCATCGCATTGATCCAATAAACTCATATGGTATAAATCATCACCAGTTGGAACATTAACCGTATACTCATACCCAATTGTTCCACCTCCTCCAGTTGTCTGAATATCACTAACTTTTGCAATACTTCTAGTAACCGTTACACCGCCATTTATTCTAGATCTAACTATCGCTGTTCCTCCTACATTATTGGGATTAAAACCCGTAGCACTATATCTATACATTCCAAATTGATTTGACAAAGTAACGACAGGTCCTAATGGTCCAGTGACAGCCAATACATTTATACCCGATACTCCATCTATTGTAAGTGTTTGACCGACATCATAATTTAACAATCCAGACGTTCCAGCCACATATCTTACAGATGATACTGATGGTCCCTGAGGACCAGTCAAACCTGTTATGCCCTGCAAGCCTTGTATACCCTGAGGTCCCTGTGGGCCTGTCAACCCTGTCACTCCTTGAAGCCCCTGTGGGCCTGTCATTCCAGTGACTCCATCGCGTCCCTGAGGGCCAGTCAATCCGGTGACTCCCTGAAGACCCTGTGGACCAGCTACGCCTTGAGAGCCAACATTACCCTGTGGCCCAGTCAATCCGGTGACTCCCTGGATACCTTGTTGACCCTGAAAGCCTTGGGGACCAGTTAATCCAGTTACGCCATCCCGTCCTTGGGGGCCAGTCAAACCTGTGACGCCTTGAAGACCCTGTGGGCCCTGAAGACCAATGGAACCCTGTACGCCTTGGGGGCCAGTCAATCCAGTTACGCCCTGAACTCCTTGTGGCCCTTGAAGACCAATTAAACCCTGTACACCTTGAGGGCCAGTCAAACCAGTCACTCCATCTCTACCCTGAGGACCAGTTAATCCGGTGATTCCCTGAAGGCCTTGTGGTCCCGCCACGCCTTGAGAACCAACGGCTCCCTGTGGGCCAGCTACGCCTTGAGATCCAACAGCGCCCTGTGGTCCCTGAGGGCCAATATCTCCTTGAGGGCCCGTGTCTCCCATAAAAACCGCTGTGCCTGGTAAGCCTTGCGGACCAGGCAGACCTTGAGGCCCTGTTGGGCCGGCTATACCACCAGCTGTTTGGATCCATGCAGAGTTTCTGTAAACATATCTTTGAGTTACATCAGATTCGTTAATCCATTCGTCTCCTTCAACAGGAACTGGTCTATCTGGTATTCCTCCAACATGCCCATTCCCAGTTGGACCACTTAAACCTAAAATATTTATTGCACTTGGGGAAGAAACTGGAACCCATGTATGTAAGATAGGATCCCATATATTTAATTCTCTAGACGATTGTCCATATCCAACAGCAGCAACATCTGGATTTGGAGGTGGATTTAGTCCTCCTGTAAATCCAGACATGCCCAATACTATATTGTTTGTTTCTATTTGAACTCTAGCTGAGCCCAATGTTGCTTCTACACTAACTGATCCATTTGACCAAAATTGCAAAGCATCGTTGCAGAATAAATCTACAGAACCCGTTAAAATAGAAGATAGAGAACCTGGTTCTCCTACCCATGATTGTACTTTATGTTGACATTCTACTTGTTTATAAGAGAAAAACGCACTTTGTTCTTTACAGCATTGCATCTCGTTTAATATTATAATAAAAAAATAATATAATAAATGTCATGGACTAAAAAAGTTCCAATGGGTAAAGAAAGAATCGGATATTTGTATAGAGAGGCTCTCGTTCACAAATTATGCAATGTCTCACACTTTCTCCCAAAAACTTTTGATGTAACGATTAAAGATGAAACATTAACTATCAAAATGGAAAAACTAGAAACTAACCTTAAAAACCCAACTGATGAAAATAAAATAAAATCATGGAAAAACGTTTTGCAGGCAGTCGCAGTCTTGAATTACTTTGGCATAGCTCACAGAGATATAAAAACAGACAACATTATGTATCGAAACGGCGAAGAAGCAGTTTTAATTGATTTTGGTTTATCTAAAGCATTATTTGATGGTTTTCATACTCCAAACATCGTATCCGACTTTTATCGTCCACCAGAACTTTTTCCTGATCTTGAAGTACAAAAATATAGTTTTGAAGTAGACTCTTGGTCACTTGGAGTTTGGGCTTTAGAAATGTGGAATGATGACTTTGATCACGTTTTATTTAAAAGTGAGTGGAAAAAGGGAAATACAATGTATATAGAAAATATACCTGAAAAATTGAAAAAGATTGTATCGTCATTTTTATTACCAACAGGAGAAAGAAAAACTGTCTTGGATTGGGTAAAAATAGAACCAGGTAAAAAACTATTTACATTCCCAAAAGATTTCAAATGTATCGTTCCCAAAAAAGTAATCGAATGGGAAACAGCATATAAAAGTTTTTATTGGTCCCTATCTCAATACTTTAAAAATGATAAGTTTATAGAGCCAATGACACTGTGGGCATGTTCTCTATTGGTTTTGCCGTTTGAATTTGATCCAGAAGAATTGTGTAAAGACTATAATATGCCAGAGTCTATGTTGACTAGCCGAGTTTTGGAATGGTTTGTAAATTGGAAGATTCAAAAGGAATAGTTTTTGGTGGTTTTTGTTATTATTAGTTTGATTTTTATTTTCTAATCAAACTAATAATAAATCCACAATTTCATATAGAAATATGAAAATTAGATTCTTACGGGTGCAAATGAACTAGACAGCTTATAGATTTTGTAATGGGATGATAGTTTGGAAAAAAGGTCCACTATTTCTTTAGAGGTTGTTGGATAAACTACTTTAACACGTTTTCCTGTCGAGTTTTGATAAGTGCATAAACTTACTATAACCATACCGTTTTCATATTCGACATTTACTTGCAAATCGTTTTTTGGCGATCCCCTAAAATCAAATTGAGTAATGTCGACCCCCATTATTTCAGGAATTTTTGGCGAATCAATTATAGCCCCAAAAAGATATAACGAATCATCCTTCTTTAATTCCATTGCCATTGTTGATTCGATTATTCCATAAAGTTTACAGATTAGTTTATTGGACATTTAGAGTTTTCTGGATTTCATACTGAGATTTCATTTTTCTATTGGTTTCATATAGAGATTTCATATATCAAAAAAATCACTTTATTTCCCAAAAATCGGTTGAAAACACGTCGACCATTTTCTTTAGACGTTTAGCTATTCTTTTTCTACCTCTACTGTTTGGATATATTCCATTTAGGTATTTGGATGACAGGTTTCCCAATGTATTACATAGATTTTGCCCACCTATTCTAAAAAATAGTTCCAAGTTATAGTTTTCAAATTTTTTAATAGATGACATTACTATTACCTTTGGTGTTATTTGTTTTGCGATCGTATAGAGATACAATACATTATTGACGACGTTTTGCATAGAATCGTTTAACATCAAGTCAACAGTACCAAAACTAAATATAATAATGTCGTATTTTTTCTCATTGAGGAAAAATGAAAATAGATGGTCGTCCGCCATCGTCATCGCTGTAATGTTGTGATAACATTGGACTTCCCAATGACAATTCTTTGAAACTATAACCAAATCCTTTATCATCGTGTCTCCAATACATAGTATCCTAGACATTTATATTTATTTTTATTTTTGTTGTTGGTTTTTTGGTGTAGTTTTTCCTCTCTTTATACCATATACCAACATCTACAACTTTTTATTTACTGTGAGATTTGGTTTTTTGCAGACGATAACCTCAAATGGAGAAGGTCGAAATGTGCATCTTTCTGTTTTTATGACGACTGTTTCACAAAAGGGGTCATTAACGGGTTGACATACTCTTATGAGGGGTTTGCTTTCAGCATGAAAACTCATGTTTACTTGAGGCATTTTTAAAATATAAAAAACTGATTTTATTTTATATTTTTTTGTATTTTTCAAATGAATACTCTCTTCTCGACTTTTGAAACAAACGTGGACTCTTTTCTTGATGGTTTCTTGGTGTACTTGGCGAAACGTTACCGTACTGACTTGGCAAAAACTCGCGCTGATTGGGCTTCATACAAAAATGGCACTTTGGAATTGATGGACGATCCTAAAACAGATCCTGTTGCTACAGCCAAACAAATTACCAAACTCACAGACGAAGAATCTTCATCGTCGTCAGAAGAGGAAATCAAGACTCGTGTAGAGGGTCTGGACTCTGAAGGCCCAGAGCCAGAGGCGCCAAAGGCATCAGAATCAGAGGAAGAGGTAATTCCAGTTAAGGCCAAGACACCAGTCAAACCTGCAAAGGCTCCTGCCAAGACACCCGTCAAGCCAACGAAAACTCCAGTCAAACCCAAAAAGGAAATTGTTGTAGAGGAAGAGTCGTCGGAATCAAGCAAAGAGTCTAGTGAAAGCTCAGATCTTGTCGTAGAGGAAGATGACTCTGAGGCGCCAGAGGAATCGGAAGTGCCTGAAGAGTCTGAAGCTCCGCCACCAAAAAAGGGAAAGAAGATTGTTGTCGAGGAAGAGTCTTCGGAATCGATTGAAGAGTCGGAAGCTCCACCACCAAAGAAGGTCGCCAAAAAGGTAGAGAAAAAGCCAGCGGCAAAGAAGGCGCCAGCAATGCAGCTGTCAGACACTCCAAAGTCAAAGGACTTGACGGCTCCAAAGGGTGTTAAATTCGTAAAGGGTACGAATAACGTTGTGTTTAAGGACAAGGTAGTTGCAATGTTTACAAAGAATGGTATCGTTCCCCTGGGCTCAGTTCAAATCAAAGCCCTCACTACAAAAGAGTTTCCATATGAGAAATGGGATGCCGCTAAAATCAAAAAGACATGGAAGTAGATGATATCCACTAGAATCAAAAAAGACCATATAAAAATCATTTCATTAAAAAATGAAATATAAATGACATATGTGTATTCGATACAGACAAATTTCCCAAATGGACTAAATACAACAAATTTAGCAGACGAGATACGTTTATCTGCCATACCAATTGCCCTCAATTATATAACAACAAATGGAGATGAAGTCAGTATCGTTTTCAAGGAGACGTTAGCTGATACTGTGGTTCTAGATCAAGTTGTAGCTGACCATGACTATGCTGACAAAGCACCTCCGCCCGTAATCTTTAAAGTTCAAGAAGAATACGTCAAAACAAATGAGATATACAAGGCTCAAGCTCAATACATCTCTGGTACTACAGGTACAACTTTTAATGATTTTACATGGGATCATGGAATAAACGTAATGTGTGTCCAAATCAGAACAGAAGCTGAAAATAAAGGTGATATGGTTAAAATGTACGTTATGGCTCCAAATGATGGTATTTTAGGTTACGCGACTCAAGATGGTGTAACAGGTGCAACTGGAGTTTATGTTTCGTCCCTTATAGCAAATAACGTGTATCCTGGTGAAGAAATAATTTTATCTGAAGGAGCAGTAACTCAAAATTTGGGAGCGATATTTTCAATAGACAAATCCTCTAATGTCTTATATTTCAAAAACGGAACAACTAATTCGTTTTCTACTTCTGCATTTGTCAAACATAGACGCAATGTATTAGATCCTTTTTATCTTGGCCCTCCAGATAAATACATATTGGGTGAATGTAAAATAGGTGGCGCTTATATTCCAGCTGGGTATACAGTTAGAGTCGAATATATTAATAATGGAGAAACAGCCAAATCTTTATATACGATTATAGAGTATTTGTATTAGGTTTTTCTTATATGTCTATGTTTGTTTTCATAATCATCACCAACAAAAAATTAGAATCACCTTGACCAACAAAAAATGATTATCGCTTCGCTCGTCTCGATTTAGTCTACATTTCATCACTTTGATAATACAACAAACAAAAAATGATTTCTTTTTCAAAATAAAAAAGAAAAATTTCAACAATGATTGGAACTTCTGGATGGATGTATGAACTTTGGAAAACAAACGTTTCCGGAAAACAGAGCTTCTACAACGGGAAATATGATTTCACCACATATTCTAGCAACTTTAAAATGGTAGAGCTAAATTGCACTTTCTACAAAAAACCTACAGAAAAAACTGTCAAGAAATGGAAACAAGCAGCACCAGAGGGATTCAAGTATCTGGTTAAAGTTAATAAATATTTGACTCATTCCAAAAAATTGCTTGATTGGGAAGAACAATTTGCTGATTTTCATTCTGTTACAAAGCATCTAGAAAACACCCTGTTGGGTTACTTGATCCAACTCCCTCCGATGTTTTCAGTCAAGCAGCTACCTCGTTTGTTGGATGTCATCAATCACAATAGTCAAGTTTACCCTGGTATTGATTTTTATGTAGAATTTAGACATCCGAGTTGGTTTTGCGACCAGGTTTACGATGCTCTGGCTTTCAAAATCAATATCGTCTATATTCATTCGGCGTTTGATCTTGGAGCTGGAGAGGGATACTATCCAAAGTTGTCTGATAACGTACAAAATATGAAAACGATGTTTCGGTGTCATGGATCATGGAAATCAAAACCTTACCATGGAAGCTATTCAGACTTGGACTTGACTAGAATTGCGTCTATGAAACCAGACATCGTTTGTTTCGATAATACGGATACTCTTGAAAATCAACTAGAAGTCAATATCCCCGGCAAAATGATGTTTACGTCGGATTTTCGTTTCGCAACCAAAGTGTTGCCTTCTGCTATCTCGGATGCTAAAAAATTAATGTTGTTGATTTAGTTTGTTTCTTACTTGGTACTTGTCTATACATAAAATCAATAAAACCAAAAATGAAATTTTCTTTTCGATTAAAGAAAATATAAATGAACGAATTCTATGTTTGCTGTACAATAGGATTTACTGGAGGCGTTCGGGCAGCGTTAGCTGATCCTAATGTAGATCCAGGAAAAAATGATAACGATGGTATTATATTGGCTTCCTCTAGAGGTCATGTTGAAATTGTGAGAGTTCTTTTAGCTGATCCTAGAGTTGATCCATCAGCTCGAAATAATATAGCTATTAAATGGGCATGTTTTCATAATCTCGTAGAAGTAGTACGTCTTTTACTTCAGGATCCACGGGTAGATGCATCAGATATAAAGTCTAGTAGACCAGAGATTCGAGAAATGTTGGCCCAATGGAAGTATCATCCTCGATAGCTTTTTTCTTTTAGACTTGGTACTTACTTGATACTTATACATAAAAATCAATAAAAAATTGATCCTCGCGTTGCTCGTCTCGATTTAGACTACATTCGCTTTGCTCATGTAGTTTACAAAAAAATTGATTTTAAAACTCAAAATACATCTGGTTATCACCAAACTCTCTTACAATGAATACTCGCTCGAACAATACCTCTATCTCTGGCTTCTTCTCGGACATTGGCTCGATTGTGAACACTGTTGCTGAAGAAATCATTCCTCGCAAATCTCCTACCAAAGTCGCGGCTCCTGTTGTAGCGACTTCGGCTACCTCGGCTACCTCGGCGACTGCGACGGCTACCTCGGCGACTTCGGCGACTGCGACGGCTACCTCGGCGACTTCGGCAACAGCGACGGCTACCTCGGCGACTGCGACGGCGACTTCGGCGACTGCGACGGCGGCCAACTTTGAAGATGTTGCGTGCCGTGTGTGTTCGTGCAAGGACGACGAGGCAAACATGTTGTTGTGTGATGGTTGCGATGATGGTTTTCACACTTCGTGCATCAACCTCTCGGAGATCCCGCTTGGCGATTGGTTTTGCCCGCTGTGTGTGAAAAAGGGAGTTACGAAAAAGACGACGGTCGAGCAAGAGTACACCGAGAAGCCAGAAAAGGACATGCGCATCTACCTCTACCAGCGTGTTTCTTCAAAGGGCCAGAACGCTCCCGAGTTTGGCCGTGTGGGTTTGGAGACTCAGAACAATGTCCTTCTCACCTACTGTGTGAACAACGGTCTGTCTGTTGAGCGTACATTCAAGGATGTCGGTTCGGGTCGCGATCTTGCTAACCTTGAGAACCTTCAGAAAATGGTGAAGCGCATCCCGTTTGGCACTTGCATTCTTGTTTACTCTGTTTCTCGTTTTGCGCGCAACTTTTCAGATGCCTACACTCTCCTCAAAGATTTGCACGATCGCGATTGCTTTGTTTACTCGGTTTCTGAAGAGGTCTCCTCGTTGGAGCAAAAGTTTGCCAACCTCCTGCACGCCGTCGAAGCCGAATCGCAGCGCCTCTCGACTCTCATGCGCGCCTCGATCGCACGCCGTCGTAAAGAAGGCGCTCGCATCGGACGTGCGCCAAAGGGCTTCACGAACGTTCGTGTGAACGGCATTCTCACTCTGCAGCGTGTGGTTGTTCCAAAGTAAAAATATAAAAACAAAAAAAATATAAAAACAAAAAAATATAAAAACAAAAAAAATATAAAAACAAAAAAATATAAAAAAATATAAAACAAAAAAAAATATAAAAATAAAAAAATATAAAAACAAAATCAAACCTTTTGATTTTTCTTTGATCTTCGTTTCGAATATGTCTCTCGTCTTGATTATGTAGACATTCGCTTTTCTCACATAGAATACAAAAAATTGAAATTAAAACGCAAAAACCATATGGTCAACACCAAAATCTCAACATGAATACTATCAACGAACAAGACAGTGAGGGACGCACTCGCATTTACATTGCATCTCGAGACGGAGATGTAAAAACTGTTGTCGAACTGTTGCAAAAGAATGCCGACGTCAATATCGCAAGAGATGATGGATTTACGCCTCTGAGTATTGCATCACAAAACGGACATTTGAGCATTGTCAAGCTGCTTATTGGACATGGTGCGACTAGGAAACCAAATGATGAAGGCGTTGATCCTTTGATTCAAGCGTGTTACAACGGTCATTATGAAATTGTGAAATTTCTCATTGAAATTGGAGCAGATGTTAATGCTAGACACTTGCCTCTCGATTATCCGCCAATCATGATGGCATGCCAAGAACACCACCACAAAATCGTCGAATTATTGATTCAAAATGGTGCGGACGTCAATACTGTTGTCTATCAAAAAGCTTCACCATTGACAAAAGCAATATCTGATAACGATATTGCAATGGTCAAGATATTGGTAGAGAATGGTGCTGATGTGAACTTTGCTCCTGATAATTTTGCATTTCCACTTATATTGGCAGTGAAGAAAAGCAGCTCAGACATAGTCGAATATCTAATTTCAAAGGGAGCAGATATTAATATTAAATCTATAGACGGTTTCTGCCCATTGATTATGGCGATTTCCATATGCAGACCAGAAATCGTTCGCTTGCTGATTAGCCACAATGTCAATGACAAGATTGAATTTCAAAAAATGTCCCCGATGGCTTTAGCGCGTCATTATGGATACAATCACTGCTTCAATCTGTTGAGCGAATATTGGTTTAATCATCTTGGTGATGTGATTGAAATGCGTTTCGATGACGACAAGATTGAAATATATTTCGATGGCGAGAGTGAAGAAGATGTTGACAAGAATGAAAAAGACGACAAGAATGAAAAAGACGACAAGATTGAAAAAGACGACAAGATTGAAAAAGACGACAAGAATGAAAAAGTTGAAAAGATTGAAAAAGACGACAAGATTGAAAAGAATGAAAAAGTTGATGACAAAAAGCGCAAAAAACAAAAGTATTGGCATGCGCCATTTCACATTCGTGTCCCATACGACGTTGAATTTGTCAAGGCAAAAGATGGAATCAACAATGTGTACCGAAACGGAGTGACAACCGAGTTGGCAACGTTTTCTGAATTGTCAGAAGAGGAATACAAAAAGATATTCGCTTTTCGCGACGCAAAAGGAATTTGGAAATACAAAACCAAGTTTATTTGTAAACATTGTGACGTATACGGGCCTGATAAAAAATTGTGCAAATGTTGTAATATGCCTTCTATGTACCAGACAGGAATTTTTTCTTTTTCTGATCCTAGCACGTATCTACGTACTCCACAATAAAATGATCCTCGATTTAGACTACAAAAATGATTTTAAACCATAAAATCAAATGATTATCACCACAAAATGAATATATCTCAACTTGAATACGGCAAGGGTTTTGCGCTTGAGCAAATGCTAAATGACATGTACTTTCTCAACATCAAGACGTCGAGATTGCACAGTGAGGAAATTGGCAGTACCTATTTTCTTTTCAAGACTTTTGACGATCTCAACAACGCTTTCAAAGAGCACCTCGAAAAAATTCGCGAATCAAGACCCAACATTATGTTTGAGGATTTCACTCAAAAAGATCAGTGCTTTGTGTACATAGCGAAGCAGTCTTGGGATCTCGATATAGTCACAACTTCAAAACTGTCTGAAAAAGAAATCAAGCATCTCGAAAACTGCTACTCGCCTTGGGGCGGACGAGGAGTCGTCCGCGAGTTTACAAAGCCAAAGTGATTTTTGTTTTCTCTCCTTAAAAACATCAAAAAATCAAAAAGTTTGATTTATAAATTTATGTCTAACCACGAAAATTGAAATTTTTATTTGTAAATAAAAATATTAACAATGACACAGAAATACGATATTGCTTCATCGAAATTGATTGGCGACAAGAAAACCGCAGTTGAAATTTCAAAACGACCATTTTTCGATCTAGGTATTTGGGATAACTACAAGGTTCAAGAACAAATGACTATTGAATTTAGTTGTCGCAAAAAGGAAATGGTAAAAGGCCTGTACAAGTGCAATAAATGCGGCTGTAACGAAGTGTATACGCAATCTATTCAAATGAGATCAGGCGATGAAGCCACTAATAATTTTGCCTTGTGTGCAAACCCAGACTGCAAGTCGCGTCCTTGGGAGATTTAGGTTTCATAAAAACAGATTCATTTATCATAAATGATTATTCTTTGTTTTCTCCCTCATCAAATAGTAAAAATTATATTGGTAGCTATTTCTTCTTCCAGACTCTCTGTTTTTTCAGTTCTCGCATTTCCTATAATGAAATTTAGATTCGTTTTAAAATTGTTAGTCCATTATTATTTGTAAAACGTTTGTCAATTATCCACTCTGAATGTTCTTTTAAAAATTCATCAATTGCCGGCCACAATCCACGTGTAATTTCTTCAACTGGAATTCCAGACTGTTTGCTTTGTAAAACTGGATCAAAGCCACATCTTATTGTCTCTCCCATCCACTCATCAACAGTTGTGTCATGCATTATGATATATTTTGTTACATACGAATTCCAACGAGCAAGTTCACGTTTTAAATGACCATATACATGCCATGTATCAATAAATAATAATTCTGTTTGTTCTAATGGACATTCAAGATCACTTTGTTGATGAAAAACAGCATTTATATTTTCTTCTTTGCATTCTTTTTGAAATAAAATAATATTTGGATGAGTTTCTGGATCAACTTGAATAAGTTTTGTATCTGGACGATTTTTGAGACCAAATGCAAATGCATATGAACTAACTACAGTTCTTACTCCGCATTCAGTAATATGATTTACTAATTTTGAATATTCATATAATGTTGGCATATGCTCATAAATATCCGTCTTCTGATAACATTCATGAAAATATTTTTGTTTAATTATTGACATTTATATATTAAATTTCTTTAATTATTTATTCCATGATCTCCCAGTAAAATCTATAATTAACACAAATTACCGACAACTTGCGAAATTTCTTTTTCTGACAATCGTGGAAATTTTATTCTTAGATCTCTTTTTATTTTTTCCATTTCAATCTCTTTATATTTAGTTTGGATTTCTTGAAATTCTTTTGTTGTTATTTGGATTTTCTGAATAAGCATGTTGTATATATTTGTGTGTATGCGGTCCTCTGTCGTCGCTTTACCAGTCGGTTTTTCTTTCTTAATTTTATTTAAGAGACTACTAAGTTCGCCATAGTTTTTATCGATTAGAGCAAACAACTCATCATAGATATCAGAGTTATCTGTTACGCATAGCAAATAACGTGTATAAGTTTTTTCTATTTCTGAATTTCTATCTCTGATGATTTTCAAAGAATTTGTTGTATCCTCTACCAACTTTTGCAATTCTTCCATTTTATATATATAAATCCCAAAACTAAAAACTAAAAATATAAAAATTATTTTTATTAATCTATAAAAATGAACAACGCCGTTGATAATATATATTCTGGAGCCGCTGCTGTCGGCCAAGCACGTGTTTGGATTGGAGCTGTCGTCTCTACCTTTTTTGCTGTACTTATGGTTGGTTTGGGTTGCTGGTTTTTATGGGAAAATTGGCATTTATCAGAGGACAAAACAGCTGTAGCCAATAGTGATTCTGTATGCCAACAAAATGACAAATTGCAGACATGTGTGACGAATATTACATATGTAGTAAATGGAAAGTCATACACAAAGGATTTTCAGGGTGGTGTGTCATACAAGGCTAAAGATATAGTACCTGTCTTTTATGTCGCCGATGATCCAGAAAACGCAGAAATCGAATTACCAACAAAACAATTTTCTGCCTTGTTAATCGGAGGAGGTGTCGCTTTGTCTGCTCTCAGCTGGGGTTTTGTTTGGCTCGTTAATAGATATAAACCATTGGCCGCGTTTGAAGGTGTAGCTACAGCATATAATTTTTTGAAATGAATAAATGCAAATCTTTGTCAAGACACTTACCGGGAAAACCATTACGCTTGATGTAGAAGCTGGATATACTATTGGTGCTATCAAACAAAAAATTCAAGATAAGGAGGGTGTTCCTCCAGATCAACAACGTTTAATTTTTGCTGGTAAACAATTAGAAGATGAGCAGACTCTTGCCGACTATAACGTTTAGAAAGAAAGTACGCTTCACTTGGTATTGTGTTAGTGATTAATCTTGTAAAATGTCTTTGTATGCATTAATTCTCTACTTATTCCGAGTTAATCATCTAATTTCATATAGAAAGATTGAAACTTACCATATTCTGTTTGGTCTTCTGTAATTTCATAATACCATCTCAAGAAAGACTTACCTTCTTTAGTTTTTACATCTTCTATAGGCTTATTCTCACCAAACTCAAATGTCTCTTTTTCGGAGATAAAGATCCCATATGGATTATCTCCTGGAAAAGCATGGAATACTTTACAAGACTTACCATTTATGGTAAATCGCATTTCAACAAGCTCCAGAATATCAAGAAGATCTTCTGGTTCATCATCTATATACAGTTTCTTCTGTATCATAGAATTGACTCTGACCTGTAGCTCATGAACTGTCAGAATATGATAAACGCTTTGCATCTCTGGTAACATTATTTTATTTAATTAGAGAATAGTTATGCAAAAAATAATCATTTTTTAATATGATATAGACAAAGATATCAAAACGACACTTCACCGTTTACCTAGCATTGATCAATCTTTTGACAATAACGATGCAATCATACGGGCATACTTAAAGATCATGTAGAAGTAGTGAGGTTACTTTAACTGATTCTAGAGTTGATCCAGCAGATAATTGTAATTATGCTATTCAATATGCATCACTTAAAGGCCATGTAGAAGTTGTGCGTCTCCTTTTAGCAGATTAAAGAGTAGATCTAATAGATAAGGATAATTTGACTATTCAATGTGCATCTGTATTTGGTTGTGTAGAAGTAGTGAGGCTTTTGCTTGAGGATCCTAGGGTTAATGCATTAAAGGCCGAATCTACCGAACCAGGAGTACAAGAATTATTGGCACAATGAAATATTATCCATCTAGAAATATTATCCATCTAGAAAAACATATCAACTGAAGTTTGGGCTATTTCGTTAAACAACTCACAACGCAATAAAACGAAAATAATTTTATATCTTTATATAAAAATGTGGAAATCTTTTTTAAACAAGTTTACGACTTGTATTGAAAATGACATAGAATCACAGTATCAATCTGACTCTAGTGAATGTTCAGAGACGCCTTTATCAGAAATTGTAATAACCGAGGTAATAGAATCAAATAAACATAGAGATTATGCAATTTCTCCAATAAATAAAATAATAACAGCTCAGCAATATATTTATAAATACAAACAAACAGCAACAATAGATAATCTATACAATTTTTTACACATCATTACAGAACTTGGATTCTATCCTCCTGGGCTTTCGATGACGGAAAGTGAAGTATTGGTTTTGTTAAACAACAAATATTCTAATTTATTGAGGGTCGATACATACAACATTATTCGTAAAGTTCATAGATTTTTAGGTTTTAATCCCAAAAATATAAAGTTTTCTCTAATCGTTAGAGATGTCGATAATTTGTCAGATGAAGGTAAAATTATATCTGAGGGAGTAGACGAAAATGGCCAATCATTACTTCATCATTGCATAAAACATAAAAATATCTCCCTCCTCGTTCATCTCTTGAAAAAAGGCTGCGATCCTAATAGAAAAGACAAATTTGGTAAAACACCTCTGTTTTATACCTTTGGCAAAATGCATAGCGATGGTTTAGCGGTTACAGCCCTGATAAAACACGGAGCTGATCCAAATATTAAAAATAATAATGGTGAAACGTATTTGCAACGCGCAGAAATAAAACATAATAAAAATAATTTAGTAATAATTAAAAATGCCGCAAGTACATAAATTTTCAACGCCATCTGCTTTCTGTGGAGCGGTAAATGGCCATACATTTGCCAGCAAGGATTCAAAAGCGAGAAAGATCTTTATGAACATAGCCTTGGGTTCAAGACCTCCAGGTTTTCACCATCATGCTGTACAAGAGGAAGAATGTGAACCAGACTTGCCCGTTTGCGATATTACTTCTTTACCTGTGATTGGAACGGTTTTACCTCCTTATAACAATACGTGTGTTGCAACTCAAATAGTATCTTTGGCTGGAACTTATGCGACTGTTTCGGCTGTATCTGGTTTCTATGATAAATTTACTCGTTTAGTAGATTTATTGGCGGTCCCTATAATGCCATATGGAAATTTTTGTACTACTGAAAATTTAGAAATAGGTGTAATTTTTGATGAAAAGGTCTTTGTTTCATGGGGTAAATTTATAAACGTATCAGGAATCGCCTGGAGAGATACTACATATCCCCTTTTATTTCCAGGTACATTTACAACCTTTGAATTGGTATTGCATTCATTAGATACAAATTTATACTATTCTACTTTACCACAGTTTAAATTTTCTCTTTGATGTTTTGTGGATTGTAGGATTTTTTCTTATAGAAAACAAAACCAAAAAGCGAAAATAAACCAAAAATCAAAAAGAGAAAACCCAATAAACCATAAATGAAAAATAAATGTCGCAACCACAAAAAATTACGTGGGCGGTTTACAAAGCAGAGTTGGAGAAACTTTGTAAAAATACAAAGGAAATTCGAGCAGATTTATTGAAAAAAGCGCATACCAATCACATATTATCTATATGTTTTAGTTATCCTATTAAAATTTTGCTCGGCAGCACAGTTTCAGGCGGTGTTGTCCAGATGGTTACAAATACATCTTCTATGGATCAGCCTTTATTATCAGTCACGACTTTGAATATAATACGGGTTGTATTAGAGTTGGTTGTATTATTTCTTGTTGTGACTAAAGATTTTTTCCAATTTGAAACACAGATTGAAAAATATTATACGGCAGCTGCAGCGATTGAGACGTTTTACAAGACTGTAAAGTATCAATCTTTTCATATGAAGGGAACAGAGGGAGATAGATTAGAGACATTGTTATCTTTTAAAAATTTGTATGACGAAATTGTTTCAAACAATAAAATTATCCAAACAGTTGAGGACATTTCGCCACCATCGCCTGATATGGATTCAGCATCCTCTTCTGAAAATCCAGATGTCGAACTTCCTCCAGTAACTAACGTGGAAGCTTCTAGAAGACGATCAGTAGCTACAAACAGAATGTTTTATATGCAATCCATGTTGGATAGAATGCCTTCTTAGGTATTTGGTTTTTCTCTGAATATTTGTTATTTCTATAACAAAGAAACCAAAAATCAAAAAGAAAAATAAACCTACAAAAATAAAAATGATGACAACATGTGAAATTTCACGTATAGAACATCCCTATTACAAATGGGTTACCCTTGGAGAATCAAAATGGGTTTGCGAAAATGGCGAGGTTATAATAGTTCCAGCAGGATTTTTAAGCGATGGTTCGTCTGGCGGCCCAGATATCGGTTTTTCATGGTTATTTCATGATTATTTGTATGCGACGCATAAAATTGGAGATAGAGTTATTACCAGAAAAGAAGCCGATAAAGTAATGGCCAGTATTTTGAGATGGGAGAGAGCGTCTCTTTATCGCAAAGCATTTGTAATCGTCTCTAGAGTAAACCCATTTTGGTTATTTTCTCGTGCTTGGAAAAGTTCGGGAAAAAGAGGCCCAGAATTTCTTATACCAGGAAAAGAAGAGTTTTGATCTACAATCCATGTTCATGTTTGATATAGATTGTTGTATCTATAGGTGGTGACAAGTGTCCGTATGGTATTGTATGTGGTAAGATTCCTGTTTTTTGTACTACATAAGGAAAACCAATTTGATCTTGAGTTGTGTACTTTAATGTTTGCAAATACCACAAATCCAAAAAGTTGATTACTTTTTTAACATCCATAGCAACAAAACATGTAATCCAAACACCAAAATTTGGGTTTTCATTTTCCCATGAATCTTTATATCCTTCTTCAATATACGTTTTATATTGAGCATTTACATCCTGATACGGTTGAGGTTGGCCAAAATAAAAGGTAGACGTATATCGATTCCAGTTTGATGCTTCAGCTTCACTAGACAGTTTTCCTGATCTGGATGGATGCTCAATAGTAATGATAGGATGGCTTTGTATAGTATCCAAAACCCATTCGGCTGTAATTTCATTTGTAATTTGAATGGTACCATCTAACCAAACGACAACATCATATTTTTTCAAGCATGGAATATTATAATAATTTTGTTTGTAATATTTCGCCAAATTAAAAGTATGTCTGTTTTTAGAAACTGAATTGATGTATTGATTGTTATCCATTCTAGACTTGTATATGTCATGGTAAGGCATATTATCAATTATCCATCCATTCGACGTAATGTTTTTTAGATTCGTAAAACAAATAAAATCAGCATGTATTGTTTGATCTGCAGGCTTCTTGCAGGTAGCTTCATATAATCCATAAATTGCAGTAATAAACGCAATCTTTGCGTTACCACTATTAATCTTGTATAGACTTCTAACTCCAGGTTTTATTTCAATAAAATCATCTTTCACAACAAAAATATAATCAATAGAAGGCGTATCTTTAAAAGTTAATTTAAAAAAATTAACCCATAAAAATTTGTCCTCTTTTTTGATTTGATTATTTTTTATTTCATAACCATTGAAAAGGTTGATTTTAGTTATAGGTTCGTTTGTGATAACCAAGTCATCATTAACAATACTTATATAACACATTTTATATATTAAATGTACCTTATAGTAGGTTGTGGATTATCAGGAGCAGTTTTAGCCCAACGTTTAACTCAAAGTGGTAAAAAGGTTTTAGTAGTAGAAAAAAGATCTCACATTGGAGGTAATTGTTATGATTATATAGATCCAGAGACAGGAATTTTAATGAATAAATACGGTGCACATCTATTTCATACGAATAATGAGGCTGTATGGAATTACGTAAACAAATTTTGCAAGTGGGTAAGATGGGAACACAAAGTTTTGTCTTTAGTTGATAATAAATATGTTTCAATACCAGTAAACATTACAACTGTAAATGAGTTGTGTGACGAAAATATAAAAACAACCGAAGAATTTGTAGAATGGCTATCTTTAAATCAAGGTAAATATTCAAAGATAGAAAATAGTAAGGAAATGTGCATATCACGAGTTGGCTCTAAATTATATGAAAAACTTTTTAAGGATTATACATTTAAACAATGGAACAAATATCCAGAGGAATTGGACGCGTCTGTTTTATCTAGAATACCTATTCATCATAATTTCGATACACGATATTTTACAGATAAGTACCAGGCTTTACCTGAAAAAGGGTATACACATTTTTTTACTAAACTTTTAGATGGTGTTGAAGTACTATTAAATACGGATTTCAAGGATGTAAAGGATTTAGGCCGTTTTAAAAAAATTATTTATACTGGGCCGATTGACGCTTATTTTGACGGATTAGAAAAATTAGAATACCGTAGTATTGATTTTACGATTGAACGATTTTTAAATACCAAATTCTTTCAACCAAATTCGGTTGTAAATTACCCCTCTATGGATAATCCTTTTACGCGGTCTATTGAATATAAACATTTTTTGAATCAAAAATCTATTCATACTGTTGTCGTTTCAGAAAAGACAAACGATACAGGTGAACCATTTTACCCTGTTCCTACCCAAAAAAATAAGGATTTATATGAAAAATATAGAAAACTTGCTCAAAAAGAAGAAAATGTTTACTTTTTAGGTAGACTTGCAGACTATAAATATTACAATATGGATCAAGCTATCGAAAATGCATTGATATTTTTTGATAGCTTGTGATATAGAAAATCACCTTTAATATTATTTAATATTAAAATGCCGACTGTCATCCATACTTATCTAACTAGATTTAAGTTTCAGCCTATGCCATTTGGTTTTGCTGATTGGCTAAGAGGTACTTTGGTATTATATGAGAGATCGCGTAAACATAAGTATACTCTTTTGATTGATTATTCGCATCCTCTATTACAATTATTCAAAGATCCTAAAACTTATGGTGACAGTTATGTTAATGAGATTATTTTACCTATATATTTTCCTACACAAGACTTGATGATAGAAAAATTATTTTCTACTGGTAGAAATTTTACTATCTCTACGCATATTCTTCCAGAAGGATTTTATACAACTCCATTATCAACAGAAGTAAAGACATTTTTGAAAAACTTTTTAGTTTTTAACGATTCCATTAATGAAAAAATTGCCAATACTAGAAATAGAATCAATGACGATTTTGTTACTGTTCATTTAAGATCTGGAGATAATTTTCTTGTAAATGGAGTACAGCATCCATCATATGATAAAATTTATAATCGTGCGAAAAATGTAATTAGTCAGCAAACAAAACCTGTCCTTGTAATTGGAGATAATAAACATATGATAAATGAGCTTTCAAAAGAACTAACTTTTTTTCAAACTGACAGCAATCCATCACATAGTGGTGTGTGTAAGAATAATTTAGAAGGCGTTTTGGTGGATTTTGGTATCATGCCTTTTTCAAAGAAAATATATTGTGTCACAGAGATTGGCTCTGGTTTTAGTGATTTGTGTGCACGAATTTATGATATACCATTTACATTTGAAAATGTATGATTTTGAAGAATTTTTATGTTGTAACATAAAATTGTGGTTAGACATCAAAATGAGAAAAATTTAGAACTATGTTCGTCATATACATCTGGAACAAATCCAAACAAGTCTGTAAAAAAATCTATATTATTTCTAGAATCGTAAATGTTTTGAGCTATAACATAAAAATAATCTGGTTTTAAAGTTTTGACTATGGTTGTTGCTAATTCTGATGGCATCTCACTAATACCCCACGTTGAAATTAACAGAGTGTCTTTTTTGTATGTAATTTGAGATGGATCATGAACAAAATCAAAATTACCCTTTATATAACATCTTTGTATTTTTTCCATATTTTTAAAATCAAAAATTGTATACGTGCCAGTGTAGCCACTCTCCAACAACACATTGGCCAACGCTCCATAACCAGCCCCAACCTCAAAAATATGCTTTACTTTCGTCAAATCGATATTAGCTCTAGCGAAATCACCGGCATGTCTACAAATGACTGCGTCTGTACCATTTTTCTTAGTATAACTATTGGGGAGTGGATCTTTTAAATGGGAGATATTGAAACGATCGAGTGCAGCGACGAGATTTTTTTCATAGTCTGCTGCAGCTATATGATCATCTGGGACATAAATCCATAATCCTTTTCTACCAACACAATCCCATGATTTAAAAGTTGTAATGTCAGAGTTTTCTAAATTTTTATTCAAGTCATCGTGGAAGAATTTATAATAGTCATTTTTACCAACTTCTTCACCTATGATATAAAAATCAGACCCTTCATCTTTTAATTCCGATTGCAAAGCTTGGCGTTTTATCCACCCGTTTGAATTAAATCCCTTTGCAGAAGGAATAGACTGGCAAATTTTAAATAATTCATTTGGATCACGAGTATTTTGAATTTGGCAAATATCGTATCCTGGAATGTCCTTTCCCTTGTAACATTTCATTTATTATAATTTTCTTATTAATTCATCTTTAGATCTCTACATTTTCATGTCTATAAAAAATGATTCTCGCTTGTGTCTACATTTGCTTTTCAAAATCTATAAAAAATGATTTTTTATCATTAATATAAAAAATAAATTAAATGGATACAAACTTTCTTACGCATATCAAGGCGCAACTTTCATTGCCGGAAAACAGTGGACGTTTTGTAGAGTTTTTCAAGGTGTTGCAAGATATGGTTACCAAACAACCAATTGTCGTAATTCCTGATGAAAAACCAACCTTTACCATTTCACAAAAGGACGGTATCCTGGCAATTACAGTCAGTAGTTCTTTTATCTCTGGTTTGGGCGAAAACAAAATCGTTTTGGAAGGAAAGCCATGCGAAGACTGTACTCTAGACGTTTCGAAATCGACAAAATTTGTTCCGACGAGTGCGGATTACGACAGACTGTTGAATCTCGGCTATTATGTGTTTACTCGTTCAGAGAGTGGTTTTTCTATTCAGTATCGTCGTTTGGATGAAGAGAAAATGGATATTTCGATGATTAATTTGATCAAGCGTCAAAATATGGATGGAAATATCGTTACTATGATTAATACATATCTTGTCAATAACGGTTACAAAACTTACATTGAAGGAGAGGAGTGGCCAGAAAAGTCAAATAACTCTACACAAATTTTTACTGTAGTCAAACACGTCGTTACAGAAAAGCTTGTTGAAATTGAGAAAATTGTCAAAACTGAAGTACCTATTTACGTAGACAAGATTATCGTAAAAGAGGTGCCAACAGACAAGATCAAAGAGGTATACGTTTGCAAACACACAAGCGGTCCAGTAACAAAGCAATATGTCGATCCAGACGAGGATATCGACGATAAAGTACCTCCAATTTCAAAAGATGAGTCTAGTGAGAACGAAGAAACCGAGGAAAACGAAGAGAATGACGAAGACGAATCAAATCAAGAATCAGACTCTGCTGAAAAATCAAAGGTCATCAAGGGTAAATTTCTAGATCCACCTAAAAATAACATTATCAAGAGTGGAGACTATGTATATAGACGCATCCGAAAAGCTCAAGGCCAAACTGATCTAGAGGCGTTTGCTCGTTGGGATAAGAAGGCTAACAAAAAAGTGAATCTTGTTGAAAACGATCTGAAAATTATCAAACAATTGGGATGGAAGGTCGCCAAAAATTGGAAAGAGTTGTGATGTATAGCTCTTTCATATGATTCTCACTAGTTACTTTTCTTGATCAACCAAAAATTATTCTCTCTTCGCTCGACGTAGATCAAAAAAATTGATTTATTTCTTTAAAAACTAGGTATATAACAACCAACTAAAATGTCAGACACTGAGGAAACCCGCATTACCAAGATTGAGTTTGAGTCGAGCGACGAAGAAGAACAAGAATACTTTGACGATTTTCGTATTCTTGCCAAAATCCGTTTGGAGAAAATTAAACGAGAAGATAAGATTTGGGATGAAGCACAGGGCGCATACCATGACCCACATTTTCTTCCCGAAGTGAGACGCCCATCGCGTTTTACAGATTGGCTTGCATGGTATGCCAAGAACCGAAGCGCCTTTCTCGATCATGGTATCGTCGGTCGATATTAGTTACTTTTCGATCTCAAAGCAAAAAAAGTCAATCGAAAAATGAAATTTCTTTTAACTAAAAAAGAAAATTATCAATGAATATATTAACATATTTGCATGAGAGCGTTACACATACATATAGTAGCAAATTTAGATATGCATGTGAGTCTGGAGATGCAGAAACCGCTCAGAGACTATTAAATAGGGTAGAGCAAGAAGACTTGTGTTATGGATTTGCAGACGCTTCCGAAAATGGACATGTAAAAGTCGTGAAACTACTTTTGGCTGATGAAAGGGTAGACCCAACAACTGGTGAAAATTGGGCTATACGACTTGCTTGCAAGAATGATCATGTAGAAGTAGTACGTATTTTACTTGAGGATCCAAGGGTAGACCCAAAAGCCAGAAATAGTTATGCCATTAGATGGGCTTGTATGCATGATCATGTAGAAGTAGTAAAGATGTTGCTTCAAGATCCAAGGGTTGATGCTTCATATGCCATGTCTTTCAATCCAATTATTCAGGAATTGTTGGCTCAATGGAAGTATTATCCGCGATAGATTGGTGTTTTTCTTGAGTCTCGAAATCGATCAATAAGAAAAGACAATCAACAAGAAAACTTACCATCCTAGTTCCTCTAAAGCGCCTTCTGGATTTCTTATACCCATTTCTCTAAGTTTGAATATTTTTTCTTTATGAGTAATTTTCTTTGGTTTTTCTTTTGGAGTTACTTGTTCTATATCAATTCCGTCTAGTTTTTTGAGATTTTGTGATTTCATTTTTTCGTAAATTTTAGTAGCTAGTTCATTATGTTTTTTGATTAAAGGAGCCATTTCTTTTCTCTTTAATTCTTGAAATTTGGCCAATTCTTGTTTTCGAGAGGCAATAACTAATTTTAAAGATTTGAATTCACTTGTGCTCATTTATTTCTCTGAAATAAATTTTTTTGGTTTGATTTTTTGGTTATTGGTTTTTTCTATTTTTGATTACACTATAAAATCAAACCAAAAAATAAAAACAGCTAAAAATTATTTTGGCAAAACGACATTATTCTGAACCAATGATGAAATGAGAATTTTGTCTGGGTAATACATTTGGAAAAAATCTTTTGCAATTTGAAAGTTGAGTTCGTTGTATATCATGTGGTGTTGTTTAACGACTATAGGCAATTTATGAAGTCTAGTAAATATCATTTTAGAGTCTTTGTCCTGATATAAACATACAACATGCAAATCTCGATAAAAAGTTTGACACTCTAAACATTTCGGGCAAACATATTTGACAGAATCATTTTCATCACAAACTAGGCACTTCATTATATTTGTTTTTCTTTTAAAAGAAAAATTTATAGGTACACCATCTAGAGTCAATCAATTTATCTACAAAAACTTCCGAGGATGATATTTCCATTGAGCCAACATTTCCCGAATCTCAGGATTGGTAGACTTGACTTTAGACGCATCTACCCTTGGATCCTCAAGTAAGAGTTTGACTACTTCAACATGACACTTTTCGGAAGCCGATCGTATAGCAAAATTATCGTTACTTGATGGATCAACTCTTTTATCAGCCAAAAGCAACTTTACTACTTCTACATGACCATTGAATGAAGCCCAACGAATAGCATAATTATTATTGGCAGCTGGATTTACTCTAGGATCGGCTAAAAGTAGTTTCACAACTTCAACATGCCCGTTTTCAGCAGCATGCCTAATAGACTGATTATCAATGGCTGATGGTTCTACTCTTTTATCAGCTAAAAGTAGTTTCACAATCTCAACATGACCATCTTGGCAGGCATATCGAATAGCATAATTATTATCGGCAGCTGGATTTACTCTAGGATCGGCTAAAAGTAGTTTCACAACTTCAACATGACCTTTTTCGGATGCATATTTAATGGCATAATTATTATCGGCAACTGGATTTACTCTACGATCTGCCAAAAGATGACGCACTAATTCAACGTGCCCACTGTATGAAGCCATACAAATCGCAAAATTATCATATATTACTGGGTTCACTAAATGACTGTCTATGAGACGTTTAACGGTCTCAATATCTCCAAATTCGCAAGCTTTTTTAAATTCGACAAATTGATCCATTTTTGATATATTTTTATTTACAAATAAAATTCATTTTGTATTTTGTTTGTGGCTATTCTGTATCAAAAAAATCAACTCGTATCAAAAATCAACTCGTTCAAAAAAAATCAACTCAATTTGAGAGAGGATGGCCATGGAGATGATGAAATGACGTTAATACCTGTAGGAGCAACACCCAATACTGATATGGTTGCTGTTGATGGCGTTCTATTTATTATACCAAATGATTTGCCGTTATAAGATACACCATATAACGTTGCACCATTATATATAAAAGTATTGACGGAACAGCTGATCGCATTCAAAGTTTGGGCTGTTCTTTGGAATGCTAAATTGCCTAACGAATCATATCGTGGATCAATGGGCGTAAAAAATCCAAATTCTTTTGAGGGAGTGCCAATCGTATTACTAGTATAAATTCTCTTTGATATAGGATCCCATGAAACACTTCCAAATCCGTTTCCAGTTACACCACCTACGGGGACATATTCAGTAAGTGCTGGAACATTTGCATAAATTTTTCCATAATCAAGGGATAATACATTTAGACTACCTCCTGTTTGATAAGGCTCGAAACTCAATTTATAAAACCATGTACCTGTTATGCCTGTTGTGCCAACAATCCAGTATTGGCATTTTTCATTATCAAATGTTCCAACAGCATTTTTAGGTATAGGATAAAGAAAACCAAATAGGGATGTAATACCGACAGCTCCAGTAACTCCAGAAACTGGATCCCAATAATTAATATTGTCATCGCCTTCTGTAGATAAAACGATTCCATCTACATTGTTAGTTACCATCGCCACGCCATTTAATGGCCTCATATATGTGATTGCTGGACCAGATGGCCCTGAAAAATCAACATATGATAGGCCAGTGACTCCAGAAACGCCAGTGACACCAGTAACACCTTTTCCGTCACCTATTAGAAATCTGTTGGTGGGAGATACCGCTTGAATATTTATATTTACATTTCCATAAACATTTCTATTTAATGTATCAATACCACTAAAATTAAAACTATCATAAGCATTAATTTCAGGATATTGAGGAATTCTAATGTTTGGAGTATAAAAACCTGTCAGACCAGATATACCAACTGTACCTACTCCAGGTGTATTTACAGATATGCCAGTAATAGCAGGCGCAAATGAAAAATAAGCGGGAGTTCTCATTTGTGTAGTAATACTTAAATTGACAAATTGAGGAAATAATCCAGTGACGCCCTGAGGTCCCTGAGGACCTGTCGCGCCTTGAGGCCCCTGAGGTCCTTGAGCTCCTGTTAGACCAGTGAACCCTCGTAGGCCAGTGACACCTTGAGGGCCTGTCACGCCTTGGGGACCCTGAGGTCCTTGTGGGCCAGTCAACCCAGTGACACCACGTAATCCTTGAGGACCCGTGAGTCCAGTTACTCCTTGGGGTCCCTGAGGTCCTTGAACGCCATCTGCGCCCTGTGGGCCTTGAGGTCCTTGAGGCCCAGTGAGGCCTGTGACGCCTTGTGGTCCCTGAGGACCAGTCAGACCAGTGACGCCTTGTGGTCCCTGATGGCCGGTTAATCCAGTCACGCCCTGGGGACCTTGGGGGCCGGTAAGTCCATCAAATCCCTGAGGGCCAGTGAGGCCTGTTACTCCCTGTTGTCCCTGAGGGCCGGTGAGGCCAGTGACACCTTGAGGTCCCTGTGGCCCTGTGAGGCCAGTGACACCTTGTGGTCCCTGAGGGCCGGTGAGGCCAGTGATTCCATCAAATCCCTGTGGGCCGGTAAGTCCAGTGACGCCTTGTGGACCCTGAGGGCCAGTGAGTCCAGTCACACCTTGTGGTCCCTGGGGGCCAGTGAGTCCAGTCACACCTTGTGGTCCCTGGGGGCCGGTGAGGCCAGTCACACCCTGTGGACCCTGAGGGCCGGTCAGTCCAGTAACGCCCTGTGGTCCCTGTGGGCCGGTGAGACCAGTAACACCCTGTGGTCCCTGGGGGCCGGTAAGTCCAGTGACGCCTTGTGGACCCTGAGGGCCAGTGAGTCCAGTCACACCTTGTGGTCCCTGGGGGCCAGTGAGTCCAGTCACACCTTGTGGTCCCTGGGGGCCGGTAAGTCCAGTGACGCCTTGTGGACCCTGAGGACCGGTAAGTCCAGTGACGCCTTGTGGACCCTGAGGGCCAGCGAGTCCAGTCACACCTTGTGGTCCCTGGGGGCCAGTGAGTCCAGTCACACCTTGTGGTCCCTGGGGGCCAGTGAGTCCAGTCACACCTTGTGGACCCTGAGGGCCAGTGAGTCCAGTCACACCTTGCAATCCCTGAGGTCCGGTGAGGCCAGTCACGCCTTGCAATCCCTGTGGCCCTGTGAGGCCAGTAACGCCTTGCAATCCCTGCGGGCCGGTCAAACCAGTGACGCCCTGAGAACCTTGAGGGCCTTGTGGACCCTGTGGGCCGGTCAAACCAGTGACACCCTGAGGACCTTGAAGACCTTGAGGGCCCTGAGGGCCTTGTGTTCCAACAGCACCCTGAGGTCCCTGAGGCCCCGTCAGGCCTGTTACACCATCATTCCCCTGTGGGCCTTGTGGTCCAGTCGCCCCAGTCACTCCTTGTTGACCCTGGGGACCAGTCAGACCAGTGACGCCTTGTGAACCCTGTGGCCCCTGCGGGCCGGTGAGACCGGTGACGCCTTGTGCTCCCTGTTGTCCCTGACTGCCTTGAGGTCCAGTTAATCCAGTGACTCCATCTAATCCTTGTGGACCTTGTGGGCCAATCGCTCCTTGTGCGCCTTGTGGGCCAGTCAAACCAGTGACGCCTTGTGGTCCAGTCAGCCCGGTGACGCCCTGCAGACCTTGGGGGCCGGTCAATCCAGTGACTCCATCTCTACCCTGAGGGCCGGTCAAACCAGTCACACCATCTCTACCCTGAGGTCCTGTCAACCCAGTGACACCATCTCGACCCTGGGGTCCAGTGAGACCAGTCACACCTTGAATACCAACCGTACCCTGAGGCCCCTGTGGCCCAGTCGGTCCAGTTATGCCCTGAGCTCCCTGTGGGCCAGTCAGTCCAGTGACACCAGCCAATCCAGTAACGCCCTGTAAACCTTGAGGACCCTGGAGTCCCTGTGGCCCAACCGCACCCTGAGGACCCTGGGGACCTTGTACACCCTGGAGACCTTGCTGACCCTGAGGACCAGTCGCTCCTGTGACGCCTTGTAATCCAGTTCCGCCAGTCGTACCAAAACATTCTGAATGAATCCAAGTTGTCAACGGATCCCAATACCAAAAAGTACTATCTAATAAATCTAAATAAAGAGCGGGTCTAGATGGATCTCCATGGCCAAATGGTCCTGTTGGGCCTATTAAAGGAGGCTCACCTGAACCGATAAACATATTATTTGGCTCGATTTGAATAATTGCTGATCCTTTTGTTGTTTTATTGAAAATGCCTCCTAAAGACCAAATCCTAATTTGATCGTCGGGACAAATTTTAATTGGTTTTCCGTCAACTGTATTATATGGACCAGTAGGGGCACTTGCAGAACCAACATAAATACATGAATCGCCGCATAAATTGGGTAAATTGTAAAAACTCGATATGTTTTTACAGCAAGCCATATTTATAAATAATTTCTTTTTTTGAAAAAAAATTTTGTTGAGTTTGGTTTTACTTATATAGATCAATTGACAACACACCTTATACAACTAAATCTAAAACGCGATCACAAGACAAATCTTCAACATATGGTAAAATATTCGCTCCAAACGATTTGCTGTTCTCCATGTAAACTAAATATACGTTTGGAGGAGGTACTACGTTTTCATCAACGTTTTTAACTATAATTACAAGAGGCTCAGTCATATAATCAACTAATAAATGAAAATCTCTCTGAGTAAAAGAAATAGGTAATGAAACCTCAATCGGTGAACGTAAAATTTTGTTCTTGTATATCATTCCCTTGTATAAAGAAATTATATCGTTCTCCTTTGAGGTGTTTCGTAAAGTAAAATCAAGAGGTTCGTTAAATAAAACTGTTGTGTAATCTGTTTTTCTATCAAACTTGCCACAAATTAAATTTGTACTGGATTTTATATGTGTTAAATATTTTCTCCATTGACCAATCTCGTGCATTTTTAAAACTCTGATTTTATGATAAAATTCTCGGTTGTAACTTGACTTTTCTGTTCCAATTGCTAAAACACAAACAAGCTCAATTTGAGCGTTTTCTGGGGATAACATTTTACTAACCTGTTGACATACATTCCATTCTGGCTTTGGATAAGCGATTAATAAATTTTTAATTATTTCAACAGTACACGGAGTAATGTGTGTGTCTTTTAAAAGAGTTAGAAACAATACTGGTATTCCCTTATCGTTTTCTGTTAATTGTGCGATGACTTGCGATACCCATGTTGGTCGTTGTGATAACCACAACATTTTCAAAAATCGTTCAACATTTGGTTTTGGTTTCTGAGATGCAAAAAAATTAAATATTGAAAAGACCATTTATATATCATAAAATATTTAATTTTTATTTTTTAGATGTCGCGTTTTTGTAGGTATAGAGAAGAAAACTCAGAGTATAGAGTAAGTATAAAACATCAAAAAATTGATTTTTAAACTCAAAATACTAGTGATTATCACCCAATCTCTCTCAAATGAATACTCTCTCGAACGAAATCATCTCTCTCATCCTGGCGAAACTCCTCAAGCTTGACGGCGTCTTTGTCAAGGGAATGACTGCCGAAAAAATCATCAAAAAGCTGAACGAAGGCGCCGAGGCTGACGACAGCGAAAAGTCGGAGTGTGAGGCAAAGTTGCCGGAAGGTTGGACTACGAAGAAAGTCAACAACCTCCGCAAGTGCCTCGCCAAGCACGAAGGCAAAACCGTCAACCCATTTACCAGCCGCCCCAATGAAAAGACCAAGGGTATGGTCGTCGTCGAGTTTGGCGAGTACACCCTGTGTGCTCCAAAGGATAAGGGCGACGACCTCAAGGGTCTCGTCGCCTGGCTGGAGAGCAACCCTGTCACCGAAAAGAAGGCCTCCAAGAAGACGCCTCCAAAGGAGGAAAAGACGCCAGTGAAGAAGGGTAAGAAGGCCAAGCCCGTCGAGTCAGAGGACGAGGAGGCTGAGGAGGAAGCCGAGGAGGAAGCCGAAGAGGAAGCCGAAGAGGAAGCGGAGGAGGAGGAAGCTGAGGAGGAGGAAGCTGAGGAGGAGGAAGCTGAGGAGGAGGAAGCTGAGGAGGAGGAAGCTGAGGCGAGCGAGATGGAGCTTCCTGATGCCGACAAGTTGAAGAAGGCGGTTGGCAAAGCCGAGAGCGGTCAGTTTGTGAATGCGACGACGTTCAAGACGGTGCTGGAGAACGATTCCAACAAGAAGAAGTTTGTGTTTTACAAGAAGGAGAAGTTGGCCGTTCCCAAGAAGGAGAACGATGCGGAGACGAAGAAGTACGCCGACGCGATCAAAAAGTTGCTCAAGTAAAGGGAGAAAAACAAAATAAAAAATATAAAAAACTAAAAAATACAAATCAAAACATTTGATTTACCTTTCAAAAATCCAAATACTAAAAATGATTTTTAAACGCAAAAACCTGATGGTTATCACCAAACCAAAAATGACTGTTACTCCCATTCAACGTATGCAAGACTTTGAGATCGACGAAGATGGCAACATGTACGACATAATGAAGCCAGAAGGACATCACTTTGTCAACCCTCCAGTTGATGACGACGATGTTGAGCAACAAGAAGAACATGTGCATCCAGAGGACTACGAAGAAAATCAAGATTGGATTGACCATGTGTACGAGTTGATCGAAGGGGTAATTAAGCTGACAGGGAATGAGGACGTTCTTTCGATTTTGTCCAAGGTCCATTATGATGGCTTGTACCCTTGCTTCAACTGCCTTAAATATGGCTTCCTTCCAGAAGAGGAAGAAGGAGGAGACGGCCATGGCCTGTGTCTTACGCATATGAATCATCTTCCTGTCGTCGACGAGAGAATCAATCCAGGAACGTGGAAATGGGGAATCACTGAATTTGAGGAAAGCCCTGGATTGGATGATCGAACGTTTGAGGATGGTTATGATTCACCATGAGTGAAAACAAAAAGAAAAAACAAAAAAAGAAAAAACAAAAAAACAAAAAGAAAAAACAAAAAGAAAAAACAAAAAGAAAAAACAAAAAGAAAAAACAAAAAGAAAAAACAAAAATCAAACCTTTTGATTTATCTCTAAAATTGAAATAAAAATCTGAGAAAAAGTATATTACAAATGGAATACGAAAAATTACCAATTCGTTGTTTTGAGTGTCGTTTTGTTACTGGAAACAAATGGGAAACATATCAACTCTATTTAGAGAAATTCAAGAGTCCTCAATTAGCTCTTGACAAAATGAATATTATGCGACCATGCTGTCGAAATCTTATAATGTCTAGCATTTCTTACAAATTTGATCTCGATTTTCGGAAAGAAACATGAGAAATAACAAAATATTTACATGATGACATGGGCAAGTCCATCGAAAAATTGATTTAAACTTTCATAAATCAATGAAATATACCAAACAGCCAAAAAATGTCAAAAATCACCAAGATGAACCAATTGTTGCCTTTCATGGAAACAGATCATTATATGATATGCGAATTTATAACTGATGATCTCCAAGAAAATGATGATTTGGTAGAACTTACACCTTCTGTAAAACCTAATAAAAAGACTAATTATTTTATCAGATTCAAAAAACCGTCATTTTCTTGGAGATATTTTTTTGGTAATTATTATCGTTATGAAGATTATGCCAAAAAAATTACAGAAATGTTGCAGCCAGTATTCCCACCTATTAAATTGGATATGGTCAAACGGCGCGAAGAAGGAGAGAAATGGTGCAAAATCAATATGCATAGTCTTTTTGGAATACGCTTGCCTAGTGGAATCTATCCATCGTGTTATATCCCATTAATCAAAATGGGAGATGAACGTTTTATTGTAATACCTGGAAAAATTGTTGTTGAATTTGCAGAGAAAAATACATCAAAAAAATTGACGAGAAAACGTAAATAACAAAATATTTACGGAAAGAAACATGAGAAAATGTAAATAACAAAATTGATTTAAACTATCATAAATCAATGAAATATTAAATGCGACAACGTATTCTAAAGATTGCTATTGAACTTGGCAAAACGAGGACGTGTGCCTGCTCGAAATACTTTCACATCTGTATCGCTTTTCGTGGAAAGCATGTCTTAGCATCTGGACAAAATTGCGTTTGTCGTGTATATAAAAAATTTGGTCACGTCATCTCTACTCATGCCGAACACTCGACACTCGCTCAAATTAAAGATGACAAGCCATTTGATCTATTGGTGGTGCGCGTTAATGAAAGTGGTACTAAATTGTTAATTTCGAAACCATGCATAAAGTGTTCTCAATACATGAATCGAGGATACTATAAAATCAAGAGGGTCTATTACTCGGATGGTGACGGAATCGTGATGACATCAGTCGAAAATCTCTTGCATAAAGATCTAAAGATTAGACACAAAACACCAATTCAAACACCATGCAACCTCAAGTGCTGTATGGCAAATTGAATCTCGATTTGCTCACGACAAAATGATTTTTTCTTTTTAAACAAAAAAGAAAATAACAAATGAGCGAATTTGATGATGCTATTATATGGGCTTCCAAAAATGGGCATGTAGAAGTGGTACGGCTACTTTTAGCTGATCCAAGAGTAGATCCTTCAGTAGATAACAATCAGGCGATTTGTTTTGCCGCTAAAAACGGTCATACAGAAGTAGTAAAGCTTCTTTTAGCCGATAAACGTACAAATCCAACAACTGATAACGATTTGGCATTTCGAGATGCTTCCTGGAATGGAAACACTGAAATAGTGCGTCTACTTTTAGCCGATCCTAGAGTAGATCCAACGAGATATAATAATGAAGCTATTGTACGTGCTTCTGCATGCGGTCATCTAAAAGTAGTGCGTCTTTTACTCAATGACCATAGAGTAAACCCTGCATCATGTAATAATTTAGCTATTCACTTTGCGTCAAAATGTGGCCATGTTGGAGTGGTGCGCCTACTTTTAGCCGATTCTAGAGTTGATCCAACATTTGATGACAATTGGGCTATTCGATCTGCTTCTACGGGTGGTCGTACTGAAATAGTGCGTGTTCTACTTCAAGATCCAAGAGTCGATGCATCTAATGCCGAATCTAACAACCCAGAGATTCGGGAAATGTTGGCCCAATGGAAATATCATCCTAGATAGTTATTTTTGCTATTTTCTTTTACCTAAAAGAAACCAATCTCAAAAACCAATCTCAAAAATCAATCTAAATATATGAAAAAGTTTTGTTTATTTTCTCCAATTGTAGGAGGAACAACTAAATCTTTTGTTGTACGTGGAGCTTTAAACGATAAAAATTCCTGAGTTTTCAAGTTTCGCTTTTTCGTGTTTTTCCATATTCCTCTTCTATGATCAAAAATTACTTGTCCTTTTGACGACCAATCTTCTCCATAGCACGTATTCAAGTGTTGAATTGGGTTTTGTGGGCCATATAGATAAAAATTACCGAATCTCATAGGAACAAGAGGGTACACATGCTTTTTGTTAAAGTAGCAAGCTTTTCCGCCGTTTGAAGCGGTTTCCCAATATGGATCAAAGTATGTTATTTTTTCTTTCTTTTCATACATTACGAAAATATCGACACCTAGGCAATTTTTTCCACCGCAGCTGGCAAACCAAGTACAGGAATCCTTTCTTTTAAGGCATGATGCTTTATCGTCAACTTTATCTGTCAACTCGTAACCATTTTCTTCAAAGTATGGAATTAATCGTCTAAGTTTAGGAACGTCCTTACTCAATACACAGAGATCGCCGTCATCATCCCATGGAATTACACCTTGGTTTCGAACGGCACCTAATAACGTACCTCCAACCATAAAATATGTGATCTTATGCTCTACAAATGCATCATGAATAAACTTTAGAGTTTTGTATAATTGATTAGCTTGTCCAGTTGTAATAATGGATTTATTCATTTATTATAAAATTGATTTAATTTTTCAAAAAAAATGTGGTTTATAACCAAAAAATGACAACCCAAATGATCGAATACAATTCCTACATCAGCCAGATCAAAGAAAAGTTCCCAAAGGGCAACAAATCACCCTCAAAAGAAGAGCTCCTCTCCCTCTTTAGTTTGGCAACCGAGTTTTGTACCAAATATCAAACGCCAGACACAAAGAGACTGGCAGTTGTCGTCGTTGCAAAAATGCGAGAGGCTCTTTCTCTGAAAAAGTATCAAGCGTTTGCTCCTGAAATCTCCATCTACATGAAGCGCATCAACATTGCTTAAAAAATTGAATTAAAATATAAAAAACCATTTGGTTTTCACCAAACCAAAATATGAATTTCTCGACTCTTCTTTCTACGAAAACTTCGACTCTTCGCATGACGACAGACACTGATGATTTAGTGGATGAAAACCTGTTTGACGAGTGTATGAATTTGGATTTGATTAAACATCCAAAAATTTGTATTTATGGGAAAGAGGCGACGATGCATCGATCAATTGGATTTTTTTCCAATGAATCTGATGGTTATCGTTTTTCTGGCCAAAAAGCAGAACCAAAACCTTTGCCTAAATTTCTTCGTAAACTGTTAAAAAAAGTAAATAAAGTTATGAATACAGATTTTAACGGAATTCTTGTAAACCGTTACGAAGACGGCACTGAAACTATTGGAGCTCATTCTGATGACGAAAAGGGATTAGGAAAAAACGGTTCTGTTGTTGGTATTTCTCTTGGTGCAGAAAGAGTAATGCGTTTCCGTAGTAAGAAAACACCTCTGGATATTGACGGTAAAAAATACCTTGATATGCCATCTGGATGCCTTTTCGTTATGGAGGGAGATTTTCAGAAAGAATTCACACATGAAATTCCAGCACAGAAAAAAGTTACTGAAACTAGAATTAGTCTTACTTTTAGAAAACATATAAATTGATTTTAAAACACAAAAACCATTTGGTTTTAACCAAACCAAAACATGAATACCGCGCTATCTCTATCAAAATATGGTGACAATGGTTTCACATTTGAGCAAATTCTGAATGATTCCGGTGTGTACTTTATCAACGTCAAGAACTGCATCATTGACAATGATCAGATTACGAGCACCACCTTTATTTTCAAGTCTTATGAAGACCTCAAGTTTGCATTTCAAAAGCAGGTTGACAAAATTCGCGAGAATACACCATTTCGAGATTTCTCCAAGATTGAAAAATGTTTCGAATGCAATGCAAAACAAAATTTGCGTCGTCAGGGAGACGGACTCGTCATCATCCGTACTTCAAATCTGACTGAAGAAGAACTGGAAGACATGGACAGTTATTATTCATACGCGACGCATTGGTAAAAGCACAAAAAAATGATTTTTATTTACAAATAAAAAGTATATTTACCAACCTTTCAAAATGACGCATACCTATAATCTTCGTTCTTGCAAAGTCGCTACCAATCTTGCGGATACTCTTGTGGATACCAACAAAATGAATAAGGAACAACATATTACATACATTACCTCTCTCCTTCCTCCAAACGGCGTCTCTTTGCCTCACGATAAGCTTCTTCATTTGTTTACTGTGTCGGCTGATTTTTGTTGTAAATATCCTCGGCATTCGCGATTTGCATCAACTGCAATTGACAAAATGGAGGCAGCCGATAGTATTTTGACTGATGAAAATCTCAAAGAGAAAATCAGACAACAAATGCTTCGAATTGTAGAGGCACGAGCGCTTCGAATTGCAGAGGCCCGGGCGATTCGACACGCAGAAGCCATTAAGATCCGTTTTGATCGGGCCAGTGTCGTTCAGCCTGTTGTTGAGCCTGCTGTCGTTCAAGAGACAAACATTGAGAAAGAAGAGGAATTTTTGATTGGACAAATTCGTGTACTTCAAGCACGATTGGACGCTCTGAAGCGTGATTAAACATGAGATTTAAAAATAAATAAATATCAAAAAAATGATTTTAAAACGCAAAAACCATTTGGTTTTCACCAAACCAAAAACAATGACCAACACGTTTACTTTTACGACGACTACCCCGATCACTTTTACGGCTACTCTCATCGACAAGATCATCAATGACGAAATCAAGAAAATAGACACTGAACTCGAAAAACTCAAAAATACGATGGCAGCAGAAGACATGACAAAGAGAGCTGGAACCATTGGAGATACTGGATGCAAGTTGGACGCCCACCAACCAATTGACCTGACGGGAGAGGCAACTTCCAGTGTGCCAAAGACAGCATTTGTTTTCGAACCACCGAAAGAGCCAGAGACGCCAGAGTATCATGGTTTGTTCGGTTGTGGCACGAAAGATTGTCTGAAATGCGAAGAGGAAATTCAGAAGTGGCGCAAAATTTCACGTCAGCACGAGAAGGAGGTGAGAGAGGAGGAAGAGCGTGAGCGGTTGGCTAAGATGGAAAAGTGCCCTTATTGTTTTCAATCTTTTACTCGTCTTTCTACTCATCTTGGATTTTGCGGAGGTAAAAAATATCATATGGAGCTTGAACAGCGTCGCCTCAAGAAAAAGGCAGCAAAGGTGTCTGAACTGAGAACCCAAATGGAGCGTCTTGAGACAACACAAAAAGACATTCAAAAACAACTGGCAGAGATGTCCACGACTCTGATCAGTCTCGAAAATGAAAACGATAACAGATATAATTAAAGGAAAAATATTCATTAAAAAAAATATAATGAATTATAAATGTCGCACGTTACACATATTCCAACTCCAACATGTGAAAAACTATGCCATAAATCTGCCTATTATGCCAGACAGGTTTTTTGTGGTTCTGATCCTATAAGTCAAGAATTATTGGATCTTTTCTTTACGTTTGTTGAATCTTTACGACCAATCGCCACGACTTTGTCAACACCATCGTCTCAACTTGCTACTTTCAATATCGGCCCCAATATAGATAGAGTTTTTGTTGAGTGGCAAGCCATGTCTGACTCATCTCCAATGTCTATACAAACCGGAAGAGGATATGTAGATGTTATTGATTCGCAATTTTCAATTTCTGTTCCATATACGACTACAGATTTAAAAGTCAGTGTTACCGTTCAAGATAGAGTTGTCGTTACTGCTATAATTCCACAAAATTCACCAATGACAAAATTAACTGGCGACGACTTGAATCTCTATATGATGTTTAAATATGCCAACGAAGTAGCAGTTAATACTTCAGGCCTCGATCATACCACCTCTGGAGGTCATAAACAACTTGGCCCTCATCGTTCGTCTAGAGCTATGGCCATAGTGCATATTGCCATTATGAATGCCCTTATTGCCATTTATGGTAAATATAGTACATTTAATTCGCTCAGTGTTACATCATCGCCTACTGCCTCACCGTTGGTAGCTATAGCCCAGGCCATGCATGATACACTCGTTTTTCTATATGATACACCTAGCGAAATTACGCGGTTAGGTGGAGTTTTATCTGGCATGTTGGCAACTATACCAGATGGTCAAGCTAAAACAGAAGGCATTGCTCTGGGTGCCGCTACTGCAGCTCAAATCATATTACTCCGTTCAACAGACATAATTGAGGCAGAAAAAATTGTTGGAACCGATTATATTCCGTCTGGAGATTATGGACGGTGGTCTGCTGCTAACGGTACACAAGCTTTGGGATGGAAGTGGGCTGATAATATTTCCACTTTTGTGTTACCAACAAAAGATCACATTCCGTGCCCGATACCCGCAATTTCTGGAAACCCAACTCCCACATTGGAAGAGTATTTAACATCTCGTGAATACGCTATGGCATATAATCAAGCTAAAGCGATAGGTGGAGATGGAGTTGTGACGCCAACAATACGAAGCTCCTTTGAAACTCTTGTTGGCTTATACTGGGCGTATGATGGAACGCCAAGCTTATGTGCTCCACCTCGTTTATACAATCAACTTGCTATGAAAATAATGTCAGAAAATATGGTTGATTGCTATTCATTGATTCGTACAGTTTGTCTGATGAATGTGGCTATGGCTGATACAGCAATTTCATGTTGGTATTATAAATATCATTATAAATTATGGAGACCAATTACAGCTATAAGAGATTCACGTTCGACAAACGCAGAAATCGTGTACGACCCAGATTGGACACCATATGGCGCTCCAAGTTCTAATACAAATGATCCTCATTTTACTCCACCGTTTCCTTCTTTTCCGTCAGGACATGCGACATTTGGTGGTACAGTATTTGAAATACTTCGATCTGTTGTAGGAGATGAAACTGAATTTACTTTTGTATCTGACGAATTAAATGGTGAAACGACAGATGTAAATGGTATCAGAGCGCTGGTTCCGAGAGCATTCACTACATTGTCTCAAGCTGAAGATGAAAACGGATTTTCACGTATACCACTCGGCATCCATTTCATTATAGATAAAACTAGTGGAATCCAACTTGGTAACGGTATAGGAAATTATGTATCTCAGCACTGTTTTGTTCCAAGTTTTTCGTAATTCCTCAAATAAAACTAATCAAAATATTTTTGCATTTATAAATGCAAAAAGCATGTACAACATATTCATATTATACGGAAGAGGATAATCGTTGTATATTTGTAGGGACAGCAGATGGTCCAACAGGGCCTTATAACACACCTAATAATAAACCTATTGCTATATGTCCAGGAGACGAAATACGAATTTGGTCATTGGGAGGAATTTACAATAACACAACTCATGGTTCGGCCCTGATTCAAATTGAACCTAATAATATTTTTGTTAGCGATTCGAATCCAGATGTTGATGGTCCATCTGGGAATTTTGGACCTGGAGATAAAACACGCCCAAATATACATTTAAATAGCACTACAGGAACAATTTTCTTTTGGGATCCAAATTCTACATGGAAAATGATTCAAGCTGGGAGTACTGGAGTTGGCCCTCAAGGTGCTACTGGACTCACTGGTCCACAGGGATCACAAGGCGTAACAGGCCTCACTGGTCCTCAAGGTCGAGACGGCGTAACAGGCCTCACTGGTCCTCAAGGTCGAGACGGTGTAACTGGCCTCACTGGACCTCAAGGTCGAGACGGTGTAACTGGCCTCACTGGACCTCAAGGTCGAGACGGTGTAACTGGCCTCACTGGACCTCAAGGTCGA